TCTTTAACATCAGCAACTGCATCTGCAACTGCCTCTTCTGTCTTCTCTTCTTCTACTGGTGCTTCCTCTGCATCAGTAGATTCTGCACTACCATCGACTGCTTCTACAGCAGGTGCTTCTTCAGCAACTACTGTTTCTTCAGCGACTGCAGGAGTTTCAACAACTTCTGCTGGCTGTGCCTCTGGAGTGACCTCTGCATTTTCAACTGGAGTATCTAATACTGCTGTTGTTTCTGTCATAGGGTTTACCTCCTTTGTAATCTTAATTGTCCTAATGCCTTTAGCACTATCAACTAAGAACTTAATCATGTCCGCTTTATCAGAATCATATTTTTCAACAAAGCCAATGTTCTGCATCTCTTCTCCAGATACAGGACTTATCTGTGTTTCTTGTTCTGAGGTAACTACTATACCAGATTCTTTATCGTAGAATACGTTTTCTAGAACTGTTTCATCACCCTTGATTACATCAACACCGTCAACTTTTTGAACTGACATAATGCTAGCAAACTGGTTTGCTGGACTATCGACCAATGATAATTCAATCAGGTCATATTCTTTAATAATTCTAATTTGTGCATCTGCTTTTTCATCATATGCATCATCCCACTCATTCATTCTTCCACCAATGGAAAAACCAGTGTATGTTCCATCTAGGACTTTTTCCCAAGCATCTTGTGCGCCCTTTGATATATATGCAGAAACATAAACACCCTTATAAAACTTCTTAGATTCTGGATCAAAATATTTTTCTTCTTTAAATGAAACCATCTTGCCTATTGCTGATGGCTGATGCATTTCTCTAATGTTCCCACGAAATTTAGCAAAAGCATTCATTGATGCTTCTGTAGTTACAATATCCATTTGTTTGTCTAAGTTGTCAAGGGAAGCAAAACCAGAAACAATTCTGCGGCCTTCGTCCACTTTTGTGAGTGGCATTGATAAGCGAACGTTGTCGCCTTCAGTAACCCAAGAAGCCTTATTTATTTTCATATCATTTCCTATTATATCAAATGTTTATAAAGTTTCTCAATTATTGAGATGCTCTACCCTCTCCCTGTGGATTTCTCCCAGAGATGGTTGCTGTGCCATCGGATTGGCTATTTGTTCTGTCTGTGTCCCTTTGGCGATTACCTGCCATGTTTGCTCTTGCGTCTGTAGCCTGTCTTGCAGATAGTTGAAGTGGCTCATCTCCGTGGCTAACCTGTGGCAAGTCAAGAATTTCACGAGCCTCATTTGGTAGCATAATTTGAGTCTTAACATATCTTTCAAGAATTTGGGATTGCGCTATTTCGTCTGTAAGTGTCAATTCATTGAACTTTAGTTCAAGGATATCTGTCTTCTCACGAATAATCTTATTGATAACCTTTTCCAAGTGATGCTGGGCTGGTCTTGCAACCTGCTCCTTGAATGTTCGGTCTTGCGCTAGCGCTGCTGCAATGGCACCAGAATCTGCTCCACCAAGTTTTGAAATTGGAACCTGATGAGCAATTAAAATATCATCACGATTTTGCTTGCGGTATTCTTTAAATGATCCATCCTGAATTCCATTTTCAATTGGCTCCATCTTGAACTCAACCTTGTTTTGATCTGTATCTCCAGGAAGAGGAATGTATAGAGTTCTATGTGACTGAGACTTAAGTCCAGTCTGCAAGAATCTAAACATCTTGTCTTCTGCATCCCCAGAAAGTTGTGCACCCTTTAGAGTAATAACATATCTTGGTACAGCCTTGTTTTCAAAGTAGTCAATATTATATTGTGATGCTAACTTGTCACCAATAAGAGAGGGCAGAGCAGACACAATGTCTGGAACCCCATAAAAAGTATTTAGCGGTGAATACTCTTTGATATGAATAATTTCATTTGGGCGAGCATCTGTGGTTACTGGGTTTTGATTAGTTGCTCCAAAGTTACGGAAATAAACAACCTTCTGACCAATGATTTGCAAGAAGCCATCGTGAAGTCTACGAACTCTAACCGTAGTTGCAGGTATGTGTCCGATATATCCAATTTCACCTTCTACGTTTCTTCCTACTTCAATAAACCCATTTCCAGTTGCCTGAACATCTGTAAAAACCTTTTCCATAATCTTTGTAAAAGAATCATCATCATTAAGGTTTTCTAACCAATCACGTATTTCAATTTTCATTCTTTCAACACGCTTGCGTGCACGCTTTACTTTATCTTCATCTTCGCTCATTTCAAAACGAAGAGATGTGCTATCTGTCATAGCGAAATGGTAACCAAGCCCAACAATGTTTTCTACCTTAGCATCAATAGCGGCGTGGTTAGCAAATGAAGTATCGTAAAAGTTTGCCAACTCATACATATTGTATGGTGGAGTAATAACGTCAAACAAACCGTAACCATTACGATAGACAGTTCCTGGATTTATTTGCTTAGAACCAGAGTCTTGTCCAGATGGCATAGCATTGGCAGAATCTAAATATGCTTCATCTCCAATTGCTTTATTGACAACTCTAGAAACTCTTCTCTTAAAGTTTTGATCAAGTCCAGAGTAGTCCTTAAGACTTTCCCATGACTTAATAAAAGGGTCTTGGTCTTTAAAAAGATTTTCGGCTTCTTCTTGTGTATTTAAACTTGCTTTAATTACAGGGTATTCGTTATTCATCTAATACACCTCTGCCATATTTATCAACTGTATCCTGTGCAGCCTTCCAAGCACCAAGGTCGTTCATTGAAGGAATCAGTCCCTGCTTAAGTCTATCCATTTGTTCTGAATGCTCTTCATCGTTAATTCTTGTAAGTCCCGCAACAAAAACTGCTTCGCCATCTCCAGGATCTCCAAAGTGTTTTGCGGCATTTTTAAGTTCTGCTATCTTAGAAATATCTCCACGCATTGATTCAATGTTAAGGATATTTCCCTCTCCATCAGTAAACCACTTACCTGTTGACTTCTTGTATACGTACAGTCCCCAGTCATATTGCTTCTCAATGACCTTTCTTCGGACATTGCTGACTATAGGTTTACCAGTTTTTTGGCTAATTAGTGGATTCATAACCTTTAGTATACCATATTAGACTGGAGTAACAACCGAACTTGACCACTCAATAGTGTCATAGATCTTAAGTTTATCTGAATCCAGAATCATTCCTTCTCCATCATCAATAATAATTTTATTAGTTCCAACGTAGGTTTTGTATATTTCTGATGGATTTGCCCCGTACACTGAAGATGTGGATAGAACCAGCATACGGTTCCAGGAATAGTTATCCTTCCAGTGCTGCCAGTCAAGGTTTGTTCCACCTTCAGATTCTACATTTAGCCAAAGTCTTGCGATTATACTTTGTATTTGCTGAAGATATGTTGCCTGATAGTATGATATATTGTTAAATACTCCTGGGCCATTTATATTGATTGAGCCTAAAAATGAATCAAATATTATAGGTGACGCAAAAGATATTCCAATAATTGCCCACTCATTGATAGTAATAACTGGCTCCCTAACAATAGAGCCATTTATATAATAAGAAATTCCATCAACTTCTTGACCAGTTGCATTGTTAATTGCATAAATTTTTCCTCTGCTTCCAGATGGGTTTGTTGCTTGTATGTAAAATTCAATAGTTTCATTTTTATAATTAATTTGAAATAGTTGCATAGATTCGGTGCTGAAAGATGCATTATTATTTCTATACCAAGTTTGAAAAGAACTAATACGATAATTGTTAGCAATTGCTGTGTTTATTGGAAAAGATATTCCACGATCTATTGATGTATAAAAATCACCTCGTACTTCAATTCCAGAGTTCTTTGTCATATAGAGATATGGGGTGCTTCCCTTATAAATACTAAAAGGATTTTTTGATTTATAGTCATAGTATATTCCCGCTCTTTTATATGGGAATAAATTATTTCCAAACTTTGTGCCAATAGGATTAAATGAGTTATCATTTAAAACTTGAGACGCTAAAGACAAGTTTCTTAGTGTTATTGGTTTTGATATTATTCCACGAACCTTGAACTCTAAACGATAGACTATCGCCAACTCATTAAAATCTATTGTTTTGCTTGGATAGATTAAGGTATTGTTTACAACCTCAAACCTAGTTGTCAGCCATTCAGGGTGACTATCTATGTCAAGGACCCTTGTTTCTGTTGGTCTGTCAATAGTAGTAAAATTGTTAACTGGTGAGTTCGCACCCTCTGAAACATATTGAAACGTTATATAACTTTTAATATGAGAATTATCAGTATTATATACATAGGCGCTGACTGACTGTTGAGACATATCTTGATAATCTTCCCACCCATTTTCATCAGGGTCATCAAGATCTGCATAAGTCTGCTGTAGTGGTGAAGAG